GTTCATAAAGCTTATTTGGATCGAACTTGGCATTGAAATTACTATGGAAGAAAATCCACATGTTCTTCGCATTTGGATGTTCTGCTAGCTTTTCTAAACAAGGCAAGAATTGTTTTTGATATAAAACTTCGCCTCCTGCAAAATCTACTTTTTCTAGATTTGGAAAATTGTCTATCAAATCTTGTACTACGCTGTACATATCTTCTAAGCTTAATCCGATGCTTAGATCATCATCACTGCCAGTCCTATGATGCTCTTTGGTCAGCTGTATTAATCTGTGTGCGTAATCTTCCTCGTCTGGAATATAGTTCTTAAGCTTACTCATCCAACCGCTACTATATACTTCACTACAATGTAAACAAGCAAGATTGCAACTATTGCTAAATCTTAATTCTATATGTTTAAGCCCTGCAAATTTAATAGTGCCATCGTTATTATAATGTGTGAGAAGAGGAATTTCGTGTCCTTCTCTCATGCTTTTTCCCGCACGCTCGGCTTCGACATCTCTACATAAATGACAGCCCGGCGACCAGTCACTGGCCATCATTGATAAACGATGTTGCTTGAATAATTCAGTGTTTATTATTTCACTGGGCTTTATTTTATCTTTTAACAGATAAAGCTGATCGCTTTGTTGCGGGCAACTGGTCACAAAACCATTTTTGTAATTAATTCCGCCAAGGGTAAAGTAACATTTTATAGGATTGCTCATTTGTGCGTTTCTTCTAAATAAGGAGTTACATTATTTTCTGCCCATGTTCTTTCATGACAAAAGAAACACCCCCCACATGCATATTTCTGCATATCATTTCCTGATATTTTACTTCCAAATTTTTTAATTATTTCTTGCTCTCCTGTGTTACAAGATTTTGTTAACTTTGCAAGGTCTTTTAGTCCAAAGTTAACATACTGAGCCATAACCCAGTCCTTGTTTATCAATTTAAACGGAGATGTAAAGTTTCTTTGTAATATCCAAGTAAATTCTGTTGGATCTTTTATTGCCCTATATTCAGGAGCATTTACTTCTTGGCCTAAATGCGCCGGGTTCATGGTAACCCCATTATAGAAAAAAGGTATTTCATACTTGTTTGCCAAGTACCTATTCCATGCATAACTTGCGTAAAGGTCAGCGTGTCCACTGTTTATTTCATCGTTTGTAAAGTAACCTTCCGGCAAATCAGAAATATTTTTTAAAGGAGTTGTTTCTAGTGCTGTGGGTATAAAGCCAAATTCATGCAGGATTTCAATGCTAGGAAATAAGTTCCTTATATATTCCATTGTTTTAATGGCCACATAGTCTGTTCCAATTTTATTTTCCCAAAATCGAATAGTAGTTGTTGCAATAATTTTTGTGTCTAGATTAAACTCTGTAATTATTCTACATAGCAAATAAAGTAGCATTGTACTGTCTGCACCACCACTAAATGTAATGCCTATTACCTTTCTTGTTTTATTAAAGAGAATAGGAAGCCCGTTGATAACAACTGTATCAACCGCAAGCGGTAAATCCTTAACTGCTGTTTCAGTGAACTTCATTGCCTTCTTAAAATGATTACTTTCATCCAATAGGCTCCAGTTAAGATCAAATCCAATGCTGGTATTCTTTTTAAACATCCTTAAAAATGTCTTTCATCTCGGGGAATGTGGTGTAAAAGTTTGTACCGCGATGCTTGTCAAGTACTTCTAAATACTCTTTCATTTCTGGCAAACGATTGCTCCAGTCTTCGCTTTTAGCAAATCTTACCATACCACGAAGCCTATCCACTCCGTAGTTTGCGGTTTCCCACATTTGTTCCGTGACTTTATCTTTGTAATGTTCAGGAATTCCTAACTTATAATTTGCTCGCCACCAAGGAATGAATTCTTCGTACTTGGCTTCGATTTCGTCTTTAAACCAAGCTGGCAATATCTTAACATTTAAGTGCGGCGGATGATAAACAAAGTGATAGTTTACGCCGCCGGCGCCAAAAGGCCACATATTAACTTTCTTAAATCCGTGCTCTAGTTTCCATTTTAAGAACTCTGGTATGTAATAAATGTTAAGAGCTTGAACTGCACAAGCTATAGTAACTTCCGTATTGTCGCCAGTTTCTTCGTCTAGCTGACGGAAAGCTTCTAAGTTACGATCCCATTTACTAGGGAATCGAATATAATCGTTTCTGTCGCCAACAGCATCAACGCTGTAATGGAAACGAACCAATTTAAAATGGCTCCATAACTCAAACAAATCTTCACGCCATTCTACGCCATTACTGTTATAACGAATTTCCATGTCCTTGGCATAACCACGCTTAATGCATTCTTCTAGTATAGTATAATGCTCTTCGATGATCAGCGGTTCGCCGCCGGCAAAGTAAAGCTGTTTCATGTTTGGGATCTGGTCCCATAGTTGTTCCCAAAACTTAGGATTATTTTTATGCCAGTTGTAGCTAGCGCCGTTCTCTTTGCCTTTATTATTCCAGCCCATGGTTTCTTTAAGGGTAGAATTTTGTATCTGAGGATATACCGCATTCCACTCAGGAACCCACAAGCTACTATCATGAGGACTACACATTACACAAGCCAAGTTACACTTAGTTCCAAAACGCATATCAATATAAGCAACATGTGGTGGAACCGATCCGTCTTCGTCTGTGTTAGCGATTAACTTATCAACATCAACACGCTGAGCCCAATATTTGGTTTCCCACATTCGTTTGCTATTATGGCCTGCGGCTTCTTCCTTGTAGCATTTGGTACAACTAGGAGGCTCTTCGCCGGCTAACATTTTCAGCCTAGTGTTTTTCATGTAAGTGTTATTCCAACTACTTAAAAAGTCTGTGACATTTAGGTTAGCTGGCTTGCCATCTTCGTTTTTAAGTACACCAACTTCGCCGCCATGTACTTTGTCATTGGTCGGACCCACGCTACTAGCGTTGGCTGTACAACAGACACGCATGTGCCCGTTTGGGCGAGTACTTAAGTGTACCCAGGGCAGGATACAAAATGTTTTGCTTGGAAATTCGTTCATAGTATAGTATTTACGCTTTATATAATGTTATTTTATACAATCAACTATTGCCAGGAATTCCTGGAAAAGTCGTCTGTAATGATTTTAGCTATTTCTACATGGGCTTCTCTACTTAAATGATTGCCTAGTAGTGTAGGTATATGTTTAATTTGCTCACTGACATTTAATATTGGTAATTTTTTATATTCTTCTATCAAAAATCTAAAAGGAGTGTACTCAATATCAATATATCTAAAATCGTTTATCCAATGATTGAGCTCGAGAAATTTATGCTTAATTCCTTTATTGCTCAAAAAATTATGAACTAATATTAGATTCATAAAATCTTCAACAGTCCATTGCCAAGAATGGTGACTTACATTCTTAGCCTCTTGATATCTTTCATAGCCTTCGGTTTCCCAAGCTATTTGCAAAGTAGAATGTATGTGCTTGTCGTTTATAACCAATTCTCTGCCATAAGGAGTAATTTGAAAATAAACATAGTCCACTGGCTTTAATTCCCATAGTGTTTTAAAAAGATTAATAATATTTTCTTGAACACCTGCGCCCAGCTCAGCATGATTGTAAGTTACTATGTTTGAATTGGCTACCAAGGCAGGGTAAGCCAATTGCTTATTCTTAAGATTATAATCCGAAGGCAGTTTTTTTGTTCTCCTTCGAAAATAATCCATGGGGTCGGTGCATTCGTGTTTCCAAGGAAAAATGTCTTCGTCTATTAGCTCGTCGCCTGCTGTCATACTACAGCCAAAAAAATGAACATGTTTCATTTGAATTTAATTTCATTTTGATAAGCTTTATCGTAAGCACAGGTTCTAATGCATCGTGTAAAATGTTTATCGTGTTCAGGATCCCAGCTAGCTCCTAGTATTTCAGCAAACCAAGGATGTGCAAGTATTTCGTCAATGGTATGATGCTTTAAGCTATTCCACTCGTTGCCATACTCAGCTAGTTTTTCTACAATGTTTTCTTTATTTTTAAAATTACTGTCCCACAAGAAACAGCAAGGCCATAGTGTTTGATTACTTGCGATAAAAAACTCGCCTTCGTGAACTAACTTACATTTGATAGAAGACAAAACTTTGTTTTTAACTTCTTCATCTAGCATGTTTGTTTTATAAGCAGTAATAAAGTTGTCTAGTTCTTTTATCTTGTCTTTTTTACTGTGTTCTTTGTCACCTGTTGTTGTTATAACTACTTCTTTTTGAACTAATTTACCGTTTTCTTTTTTCTTAATTTGTGCAGTCCAGTCGTGCAAGCTATTACGCATGCCTGTTCTTGTAGCAAACTTAAAACCTAAACTGTTTGCATGGGCTTCTGCTATTTCAAGTTCGCTTTCGTTGTGATCAAAAATAATAAACATCCAAGTACCAACGCCGCCGGCTTTTGAATAAGCTGTCATATTTCTATCGATTACTTCGAAAACGGTATTAACTCTGTAAATGTGATTTGTTTTCTTATGCCCGTCAACACAAAACACCGTATCTACCAAACCTGTTTGCTTGCTTATCTGACCTAACCTGGTCCACCATTCAGCTGTTTGTATACCGCCGTTTGTACTAAGCTGACAGTAAGCGCCATTGGCTGTTAGATAATCCACCATGTCGACACATTCGGGATTAAAAGCGGGGTCGCCTAACACTCCGCAAAACTTAAACTGTTTTCCTTCTATATATTCACGACTAGGAAATATTCTTTTTAAATCGCTGAGCCCAAAAGTTTCTATGTTTAAATGCTCAGGGTGCTGAGTCCTTGCACAACCGGGGCAGCTGGCATTACAGTTGCTTGTGATTTCTAATTCGACCTTTTTAATATTTTTTATATTCATTTAAACTGTCCTGCAAACATATCAAACTTTTCTCCACAAGTTTTGGCACAAACTGCTAGTTTGCCTTCAGCACAACTAGGTTTATTCCAGCTAGAAGGAATAACATCTTGTATAAATTTTCCATTAATAACATCTACAATATTGTGTTTTTTCAAATCTAAACTATCCAAACCCACTTGATCAATGGCATCCCATATTTGTCCGCCGCGCGGTTTCCAATACCAAACATACATTTGTCCCGCAGTCCAACAACAAGGTTGTAAGTATCCCTCTGCTGTAATATAAATGCTTTTTTCTTCGGCTACTTTACAATTAATTTTAGCAGAATCCCAATGCGGCTCCATGGGCTTCTTTTTGCTAGGATCTGTACTAAATTTTTGAGCGCCTACTTTTCCTTCTAACTCAGCAACAGTAGTTATAAAATTAACATTGGCAGTATCCACCGGCTGAGTCATTTTTGCCATTTCTTTAATAGCAGGATTTTGATATTCAGGATTTGTGGGCATGGCCAGCAAAGTAGTTTCCTGACCTTTACGGTTACCAGCTTGATGTTCTGTTTTGATAGCACCTCTGACATTGCTAAAAAATCTATTAGACTTCTTAATGTTAAATTTTTCAAAGCCCATCTTTTTGGCTAGTGCTCGTGCTTCTTCTACTTGATGCTCGTTGTGTGCGAAAACAATATAATCCCAGCGAGCCCTGCCGCCTGCTTGTATAAAAGCTTCAGCATTGGCCATAATTTTAGACCATACAGTGCCTTGGCGGTATAAATGATTAGTATCCTCCAAGCCATCTACACTGAATACAACATAATGATTTTTACCTAGAGCCGCAGGTAACTTACTCCACCATTCAGGGGTTTTTGCGCTGGCATTTGTGTGCAGTGATAGTTGCATTTTATTATTGCAACTTCGCAGATATTCAAATATTTCTAAAGTGTCACGGGCGCTAATAGGATCGCCGTAATTGCCGCACATATATAAACGCTTAAGCTGTGCGACAAATTCTGGTTTTAATATTTGCTTAACATCATCAAGACTAAGTTCTGCATCATTAAGCTGAGGATTAACTTCTCCGCCATTTAAATTTCTAGCACACTGAGGGCAACTTGCATTACAGCGTTCTGTAACTTCAAGATGAACTGTTTGAATATCCCCAGCATGATACATTACTTTATTCCAATCATCATATAACGCTTGCCCACGCTAATATCAAGTTCTCCTTGGAAAAGAACTCTACGCATAGGATATTTAACCTCAAGCTCGGAAATAGATTTTATACAGTTTATATGATCCGGACTTACATCAACTAAGTTATTTGTTTGTAGTGCAACCATCTTACCGTTAGGAATATTCTCAAACCATTCTGTGGTCATATGCTCACTACTAGTATTAATAACAAGATCTGGATTTACATATTCAAAGTCACTGACAATAAATTTTTGTTTTCCATCTTCTTCAACAAAATCTCCCAAAGGTATCTTGTAGCCTGCATCCGGATCTATTTCAACAGATTCTATAGGCACACAAGAAGGAATATATCTAAAAGATAAATGAGGATTAAAATAAGTCTTACCAATATAACCTGTTTGTTCATCAGGATCTATGTTGTAGAAATTATCAAAGAAAATTTTGTCTTTTAAGTAATGAGTCAAGTGCCCGTACCAGCCGCCGATAATCACAATGTTATCAAAAACTTTTTTTGGATTAATAAGTTTTTGCAGTGTTTCGACCATCCATACTTTACTCAGCACTTGTCCTTTGCTATAAGCATCTCGAACAGAATTATCATTTTCAAATTTTGCTGTAAGCTCGTGTAGTTTAGTAATAAGTTCTTCTGCTACAAGATCATCTAATATGCCTTTAATATTTGACAATATTTTTTCAACTGTCCAGTTTGCTTCCAAGCCATTTGAAAAGTCTGCATACATGGCCATTCTGCTGTCCCTTGTTGCTTCTTGTTCAGGCGAGGAATAAAAATGATAGTCTTCAACTGTTACCCTGTTGATGATAAAATTCTTATGTTCTTGAGAACCAAACTTTAATGAAATAAGGTTCTTAATTAGCCTTAGTGCATTTTCATTTCCTGTAAAAGTAAAATAAGTTCTTAGACCAAATAATAAATCTAAGTTGTCATCAGTAGTTCTTGTTTCCATTATAGTCCTAACCATTCTTTGAAGTATTGTTCAAGCCAAGCAAAATCATTGACTTTGCTTGCATCATGTCCGCTATGAGCATATCTATTTCCTGCCCTAGCACCTTGGATACTGAAATATCCAAACTGAGTTTCTCCGCCTGCATGACACCACATATCTAAACGCTCTTTGCTTTCTATGTCGTTGTTGTTTTTATTAATGCCAGCACTTAATTTAACTGCTTCGCGAAATGCTGTACGCCAAGTAGCAAAAGGATTATAATTAAATCTATGCTCTGTGGCAATTATGTTAACTTTGACATACTGACTGGCAACAGTGGTAGTCATATCGGGTTTGTCTAGTTCTTCCAATTCAAAGCAGTCTTTGCTAAACAATTTAACTCCGCCATGCCCATACACTAGCCCGTTAATAGGATTTTTTGCTCTAAAAACAGCCACGCTTTTTGGCTTTAGTTCAAAGTCTTCAGGTAAGTGAAAATTATCAACTATCCACGAATCCGCATCAACAACACAAAACTTGTCTTGTTCACAGATGCTGGCAATATATTTGTGGCTTTCGAAAATGCTACCAACGCTACGAATCCTGATTGCATGTGGAATTTTTTGTTCCAGGCGCTGCCAATTTTCTTCAAGATTGCCTTCATCCTTGTAAAGAAAATAAACTGGAATCATGCAGGTCCCCAAGTGCGTAACTTAAATCCAAACAAAGGTGTTGCGCTTAAGTTATATAATGTAGGCCAACCAGTTTCTTTTGCCGGGCTGATGAATACATGCTTGAACCAAACACTTTGTTCGGGGCTTAATTCAACAACAGGAAGTTTAAGTTTTTGATTTAACTCAATGGCGATAGCATGGGAACGATCTTCTAAATACTGTCCCTGTGCTGTGTCATTATAAACTTCCTGCCAAAAACTTTGAAACCAATCGTAGTCGCTGATTAAACTATGATTAAAGTTTTCCACATAAAGTTTATAAGCGCCGAGCCTAGCACCATACATAGCCCATAGGCCATTTTCAACATCACGACCCACAGTCATCCATATTAGCCATCGACTGTAATTAGCAGGATAGATTAGTTCGTTAAACTTTTCTACCGGAACTTTCTTACCTTCGTCAAGGCCCATTTTAACACCTTCGCGAAAGCCTGCTCTAAATGCTTGGAACATGCTGGCATTGTTGACCACTGTTCCATAAGTATTATTCATTTGCTTGTAGTTTTCAAAGTCCCAGCAAAAATCTACATTAGTGGAATTATCAGTAGAAGCTTCGTGGGTTTTCATGTTTATAACATAATCACCGTACCATAGCTTAATACCGCCGTTGCCGTAGACCAGTCCATTGATAACATTTCTACTGCTCCAGCTAAATGTTGCTTTTCGATTAGTATCATCTAAAGTCAACTCTTGTTTCCAAATATTCCAGTCAACTTTACAATCCGCGTCAACTGTAAAAAATCTTTGTGTTCCTGCGGCAGCGGCAGCGGCTTTGTGCGCGGCGTCAAAACCTTTGACACCGTGTACACGATAAACTATTTCTTTGTTTGGATGTCCAAAATACAAATGATCAAAGTTTTCGTCTGCGTTGGGTTCATCAAAACTTAAAAATACCACAGGTATTTTTTTAAGCTCTATTTTAACAATAGCAGGTTGTCCCCTGCTGGTTACAAACAAATTATTGTTGTCTATAGAATTCATTAAACTCATTTGTCATCCAATCATAATCATTAATCAATTTAAGTGCGTTGCTGTCTTGAGCAAACTGCAAACCGTATTCTTTTCCTCGACGAGCTCCGTCTATTGCAAACTGTCCAAAAGGAGCATCTTTTCCTTTTGTACACCAAACATCTAAACGATGATTAGTATCTTTGTATATTTGTTCGAGAACTTCGTAATTGTATTTCACTTTATGCTTTAGTTCTTCGTTGGTCAAATTAATTGCTAGCTTTGTACATTCCCTGAAAGCACTACGCCAAGTTGAAAAAGGATCCTGATTAAAAGCAGTTACATTACTAATCTCATCGAATACTTTTATATTTAATCCAAAACCTGTTGTAAAGTCAACTGTGTCATTTACTTGTTTTAACAAAGGTAGCTTAGGTAATAGTTTAACACCTCCGTAGCCATAAATCAAGCCATTAATAGGATTTATACTTGACCAAACACAGAGACAGTCTGATTCGTTGGTGTCATACCATTTATTGAATTTGCTGGGTTTGAAACTAAAATCAAAGGAATTAACTATCAAAGCATCAGCGTCGACTACATAAAAATTATGTGTCAAGCTTTGTTCGGCGCAGGCTCTATGAGCTTGATAAAAGCCTCGAACTCCGTGAACACGACGAGCGTGAGGAACACGCTCCAATAAAAATTGGAAGTGTTGGTCGGCATAGGGCTCGTTATAGCTGAGAAAGAAAACATCTAGCATTATACTAGTATTTAATTATTCTGCTCAGCTTATAACAGGAACATTGTATTTGAGATAAAAGTCTTGGGCGTCTTTAAGATTATTAACCATCGGTTGGCCTTTGATGTTCAAACTGGTATTTAATAACATCGGGCAACCTGTTTCTTGATGCCAATCCTCTAAAAGCTTTCTAAAACCAGGACTGTCATTCTTGCTAACTGTTTGAACACGACTTGTTCCATCTGCGTGAATGATAGCAGGAAACTCGTCGGGCCGAGTACAACGAGCAACGAATTGCATATATGGACTAGCTGTTATGCCTGTGGGCATATCAAAATAGTCATGTACATATTCTTCTAAGATTGCGGGGGCAAATGGTCGGAATTTTTGTCTTCGTTTGATTGCGTTGACTGTGTCTTTGATGTCTGGTCCTCTTGGGTCGGCCAGTAGACTGCGGTGGCCAAGAGCTCTGGGGCCGAACTCAGCTCGACCTGTAGCCACGCCCACAATTTTTCTAGTTTTGAGTTCATTAATTGTTTTCTCCACTGGATATTGATCGCCCATGTTAGTACCTAGATAAGCACCTGGCCAACGAACATGTTCGCCAAAGAAAGCAACCACACCGCCTACACTGCTGCCAGCATCGCCGGGGTTGGGCATAATCCAAACATTGTCCCAGTCTCCAGTGATTTCACTGTTGGCCACGCAGTTAAGGGCACAGCCGCCCATTAAGATTAAGTTCTTACTGGCTATATTTGTTCGTGCCCATTTAGAAATGCCGTGCAATAATTCTGTATATATCTGCTGTGTAGCGGCGGCAATGTCAAATGTGTCTTGCTCGCTGAGTAAATCCAAGCGCCAATCAGGACATCCACGGTGTAGGTTACGCTTGAACTTAATTTCTGGACCATTAATGGTTTGAAAAAAGTCTTCGTAGATATCGTCTTTTAGTCTATCAGGATCGCCATAAGCCGCCATGCCCATTAAAATATATTCTTCTTCGTTGGGCTTTAAGCCAATGCGCTGTGTCATAGCACTAAACCACAAGCCAACACTGTCTGGATAACTTTGTGTATAAATTTTCTTTAGTTCATTACCCTGGCCATGCCAAACTGTTAGAGTTTCAAATTCGCCAATGCTGTCAATGACTACTACTGCGGCATCTTGTAAGTTGCTAGTATAATAACCTGCGGCTGCATGACTTTTGTGATGCTGTCCAAATACTACACCTGCTGTCAGGCCATAACGAGCTAGATAAGTTTTAACATCGTTTTCCTGAGATTTATCTCCCTGCCCTGCATGAAACTGTCGTGCAGTTTTGAGTATCGGATCTTCGTACCATACGATTAAGTCAGGACGACCAAATTGCTCAGCTTCTTGTATAATGCCTGCACACAAGTCTCCGTCATTTTTAATTCCGCTATAGCGTTCACTGTGTGCTGCAAATTGTAATTCTTTATCGTGCCAAACACTGACGGCAGCGTCGTGACTGTTAGCACTTATTCCCCAAATGTTCATAATTATTTGTAAATGAAAGGATCTCGCTTACGCAATTCTTCTAGCTTTGCTTTTAGCTTTTGTTGAAATATATATTCGTTTGGTTCAATCCTTTTGTAAAAATCTAGCAAACTGTTAATAGAATATGCAAGTGCCTTTTTAAACTTTTCATAGTCAATGTTGGCAATGATGTCTTTGTATTCGTTGCTGTTAAAACAATAATGTCCACTAACACTGACTGCATTGTCTTTGTCTCTGCCATTGTCGCTGACCCATCTGCGCCAATTTTCCTGTTGATAAACATAGTCTGCAAATGTTTGCCATTTATCTTCAGGTGCGTATTTTTTAAGCAAGTCTGTTTGTACTTTACCTAATTGCGGAGCAATATTTAAACTGTCAATTCCAGCGTCGATTCGAAGTTTAATATCTTCGTCGGTAAAATAATCTGCATTATGTTCTTTAAACAAAAAGCCAGCGTCATGTATTTTTTTGGCAATTAACTTATTTGTTTCCAAGTCAAATTTTCCTACCTGGTCGCCTTTGGTTAAACTGCCTGTTTGTGTGACAAAGAATTTAACATTATTTTTATACTGCTGTAAAAATTCTAACTGTTCATCTAGTCTTGCTATACTACTTGCAATGTCTTCGCCTGTGTTATCCTCGCTGCCAAACTCAAGCATTATTTTATCGTATTGGCTAAGAGCAAATTCGATGAGTTCTCGTCCTCGTTCTAATTGCTTTTCGGGTATTCTACTAACATCAATGTGTATCAAATCCATTTTGTTTTTGATATCTGTTAAGATGGTTGCTTTAGATCTAGCCATTGCTAGTTCAAGATTCATGCCACGGTCTGCATCACTGAAATAAGGTCCGCAGTGATCCCTGCATACTAATAAATTTTGTGTTTTGTACTGCGCTATTTGTTCTAATAACTCTTGTGTGGTACACACATAACCAGAATTAAAATCAACTTGATTTCGGCTAGCAATAATCATGATAGGTGTTTTAGTTTTCAAGCTGTAGCTGCCTAATATATCAATGATTTCTTTGCTCATCGGGCCAAAGCCCATCTTAAACTGTTTCATAAAATTTACTTTCAAACTTGTTGTATAAATCAGCATCGGGTATTATGCCCGTGTAAATGCGAAACTGATTTAAGAACTGTGCTTTGTAAAACTCTCGTCCCGATATATATTTAATGCCCTTGGCCAAACATTGATTTTTAAAGTCGTTGTCTTTGATGGCAACATCAATTACTAACTTAACTTCAGGATGTAATTGTCCAATTTGATAAGGACTTTCTGTAGAACTTGTACCTAACGCAGTACAATTAATAACCACATCTGCGGGCATAAATCTATTTTCCCAGGTTTTTAAACTTCTGGCACAGACATTTAAATTATGACTACTTTCTTCTAGATATTTGATAAACATACTACCTATCGCGCCTGCGCCCAATATAGTTATTTTGCTATTGGGTTCTATACTTTTACAAACATGTTCAACACCAAATATATCGGCGTTATGTCCCCGAATAATTTCTCCATTAACGGTTATTGTATTGCAACTATTATAAATTGCGATATAAGCGTCAAACTCGGTTAATAATGGAATAACTGTTTGTTTGAAAGGCATGCTTACGCTGATTCCACTGACCCCATTACAAACTGCTCTCGACAAAGATTGTTCTATATTGTCACAAAACTTTGCTTCGTAAACAGCATCTATATTGTAATGCTCGAAGAATTTATTATAAAAGTAAGTTCCAGTTTTACCTGGATACTGGCTTAAACTTATATATTTTTTCATCTTTTATATGCTTTAATAGATTGTATTTTATTTTCGTCGTCAAACTCTATTACATCAACAACATTGATTACTTGAGTATTGTTCAATGTAATCCTTAACTCAGCCATAACCGTGTTTTGTCCCACTGCCACTTTGGCAACATCCACGCTAATGTTATTAATCGAAGCAAATACTTTTTTGTTAAAATTTAGTATATTATCTTTTCCAATAAGTTGCCCGTCCCAGTCGGCCAGTGTTATTGTATCTGAAAATAATACTTCCAAACTTCCTATATCCTTTTCAGCAAAGCTTTTAAGATATAATAGTGCAACTTGTGATATACTAGCTGTTGGCATTTTCTAATTCCTGAAATAATTTAATACCCAAATACCACAAAAATGTGTCAAAGGGTGCTGTATGCAACGGGCTCATATTCCAAAATATAATAGGCACTAATTGCTGAACCTTATTATAATCTAGATTACTGGCTTCGATATACTGCTTGAGTTTTTCCTGATAAACAGTTATATGGTCTACATTTGGTATGCTAAGAGTCACAGAGCTGCCATCAACTTCTATATTAAAATTATGATTTTTAATATTAGCGTAGTTGATTATTAAGCCGCCGGCTAACTTAGCAAGATCGTAGTATATATCACCGTATTCTACTATTCCTGCAAACTCGTGCCGCCAATCAATTATTTTAAATTCGCCGGCGCTGTTAATAATAACATTATCAAACTGTAAGTCTCCGTGTACAAATCCTGGCATAGCTGTTTTTGCAAAGTAATCCCAGTCAATCTTATTGAGATAGTAACTGTAGTCTTTTACTGTGACTCCGTCTATATTATCAACAACAGGTAAGTTTGAATACTTTTCTAAAAACTTGTTAATGCGTCCTAGGCTTTTTGTCTTGTAAAACTCTATAGCAGCTTGACTAATATCAGCATCGACATGATGCCATACCTTTGTATCTAGCCAATACAGTAATTCGTTGAAAGCTATTGGATTATTAAATTCATATAATGTTTTGCCAGGCCAAAAGTCATAGGCCATATAATTACCCTTGTATGTACAATTAGGCGGACATACTTTAGAATTAGCCAATGTCTTTTTATATTTCTTTTCT